CACCCGTGTTATGTGTCTAGGACACCTCCGCTAAGCCCTACTTATCGTCGTAGGGGACAGTACCCCGCTGGAATGATCCAGCGCCATCCATATCGGATGGTAACCTCATCTATGGGTTTTCTCCCATAGAAGTCAAGAACGACATCTCCATACGTGGGATCACTCCCCGTAATCTGAAGGACATGCTTAAGTCCAACAGCAAGTCGAGACCCCGAAGGGTTCGGCTCGAAGACGTCGTAACCGACTGTTCTGAGGCTGTCAGCGAGCAAGGCTTTCTCATTCCCGGGAAGGGAACGAGTACGGCCCCGGACAACGCGCGATCTCCAACCCCGACTTGCGTCGAAGCCTTTCGAAGCTTGCAAAAACTCCTCAATAGAACTCAAGAACCCCTCGTCGCCTTCTTCCCCTAAAGGAATACGGCAGCGAAGAAGATCTTGAGGACTGTAGCGAAGGACAGGAAGATGTGCCACAGTTTCTGTATGCACACGACCAGCCCAACGCACAATCCTATTGTGAAGCCTAACAAGCTCAGGAAGATCACGTAAGTCTTCCTTCTGGTAGAACGGTGTAACATTTTTTCCATTGAAGTAGTGCTTACCGCAGGACTCGTAGAAGAGGCCAGACACATAGGATTTCTCCTTGTTTGTCCGAAAACCTACAAATTCCAAAGTTCGCACTAACTCCTCGGATACTGCCTTCTGGCAGACTATGTCATCGCCATACACAGAAAGAACTCCCCCTGGAAGGATCTCATCTGTAACACTGGACCCGAGAGCCCAGAAGATAAGACTTTCCAACTCGAAGGTAAAACCGTTTCCCATAGAGGAAAACTTCTCGAGTTTGACAACGGACCCATCAGGCAGTAATGCACGATGAGAACGTACGGCGTCTAGCAAGAACGCCCAGTCAAGAGGTAAGAGCTCATAAACAAGCTCCGTGCTGACGGTGTCGGATGCCATACTCAAATCGAGCGTGGCAAGGCCTTCGTCAACTGCAACTGCAGCTAGACGTTGGTTTACTTCCTGATCATTCAGGTCGACACCTACACGCATGAGGCGTTTCCGGAAATAACCTCCAATCCCCTTTTGGAGAAAGAGGTTTCCGGTTGGCTCTATTGCGATAACGCGATTTGTTTTCGCGTTCTTAGGCACAGTCTCAACTCTACACTGATCAACAACCTTAAAGACGTGAGGCATAAAGCTCCACGGCCCTTCTGGGAATTGACCAAGCAGAGCACAGGACCAATGAAGGTCAAGCTGGATAACGCTTTGGAGTAACTCCTTTGCGCGACCAGAAACTGTGATGGGTACTGCAGTCATCTTGTTGTCTACCTGTGCACGACGTCGACGTAAGTCAAACGTCGCGCCAGGTCCCCACCCGAAGAAGGGATCGATGCAGTGCAAACTGTAGGGACCTAATAACGAAGCGATTTTCATCTTTGCACGGTAAATCCGTGCAGAGATCGCCCCTGAGGAAGGGGCGACTCGCTCACGTCTAAGGTCTTTATTAGTCTGTGTGCATTGAATCTCGGAAAGTGCGAATTTTCCGAGTGCAACTTGTTCGAGATCAACGTCGCTACTAAAGCCCTTCCATTTAGAAAGAGCAGAAGCAACGCAATAGTCTCTCTCAAACTTGTTGATGTCCGACTCCAGATAATCTCCTATGGGTATGGGAACGTCTATAGGTGCTCCTTTAGAGTACTTAAAACGCAACCACGCACCAAGAGAGATCGGCGTGTCAGTTTCCTTGCAGAGAGTGAAGTAAACCTCACTCAGGCAGTAAGAACTGTCCTGCATAGAATTCTCCAGTCATCCAGTGATTAAGCCAAAGGTCGACTAATCCTCGTCTAAACGAGGTTGTTTCACCTTGACGCAGTCAGTAGACGGCTTGGAGAGACTCAGCCATGGCGACGACTTGTGCGTCAGCCAGGAGGAACTGAGCATACTTCCGCATATCCTTTCGGTTCTGCAGAGTATTGCGCTCGGGCAAAATGAGTTCCAAGTTGGCCCTGTTGACGTAGCCGATGATCGGAGGGGGTGTAACCCCCGCGTCATTCGTGCCGAGCGTCTCAAGGACGGGCAAGTGGATACCACATTTCACGCGATTCACGCGATTCGAGGCACCAACCGTACCGTTCGTCCCGACAGCCGCCCGCACCAGTTGAAGACTGATGCGAGGGTAGCCGAGAGCGGACGAAGCCGATTGGTCTTCGAACCACCAGACACCATTGGTGTCCGGACCGAGTGGGATGAAAGTGTGATTCACAGGGGTCGCCTGTGCGTCCGCGAGGACGATATTCGCGACAGCAGCCATGGAGTATACTCCAAAAAAGATGAATGAAAATCCAGCCTAAGCTGAATCACTGTCAGTATTTACGGTCTTCCAGTGAGTCCAGGCCCTCTCGGACCTTTACCCAAATGGAGAGACAGCAGTGAACCGGCACTGAAAAGCCGTTGCCATCCAAGATTGGATTCAAACCTTGGTATGCGAGGAAAAGGAAAGACCCCGATAGGAGAACGAAGTTTGTAGGACTGGCGCGAAACCGCGTCAGCATTCCAAACATTCGTTATACCGAAGCTGGTACCGCTCCCTGTAAGAATACCTTGTTGCTCGCTTTTATATCCGTAAACGGAATAACCGCGAACAAAACCAGTACCGAACAGAAGAGCGCTTTCCATATTCTTCAAGTAGCCACCGATATCGTAGAACCAATCCACGACGAAACTGTATGGCACCAGTTCCCAAGCTATACCAACCGGATTAAGGCTGGTGTAACCTGAAAGGAGCTGCTTTTCCGTGTTTTTCAGATCGTACTCCGCTACAATCAAGTAGCGATACCTTCCGACTTCGATAACTCTTTCTACAGAGCCGAAGCCGAACTGGTCTAAGAATTTGTTCTCAGACCGTACGAACCTACGAGCTTTGCCGCGCACTCTTTTAAGTGTGTAAATCCGGCGATGCATTAGAGCGTCAAAAGTGCCGTAGATGCTGTTTACCAGCGGTCTCCAGCCATACTGATACTCTAACCATTTCTTCCCCCAGTTCTTGGGGGAGAAGCTCATGACGTATTTGGTGAGTTTAGTAACATCACCGAGCATCTTTCCAACTTGTTTGCCTTCAGCAATATCTATCGCCAAATCCAAACCAGACCCACGTTATCACTCCTCAAATCTTCGAGGAGCGAACCGAGGGCCTGATTATAAAGGTTCGACGAATCGATACGGCCGGCGGCATTAACGAAATTGGTAAATGCACCTACGTTTCCGACACGAGTCAACGTCTGAGTGGAATTCTCATTAAAGAGAGTCCCAATGTAATTACTCAGATAGTTTTTGCGGAATTCGTGCAAGTTGACTGTTTTATGGTCCCCATGCAATTGATCAGCCAGGACAGTGAAACCCAACGTCGAAGCAACGGAACGAAAACTCGAAACAGAGACGGCTTTCGTCGTCTTGTTAAAGATCGTATCCGTTGTCTCAACGAAAAAGTTCGTGCCTGACGTCTTCAATTTTGAATCCTCTAACGATTTCAGTTAGAAACCGACGACGAGCTTCACAACTCATCTAGACCTTGTTTATGGGTCACTCGGTGCAATCGGCTTACATAGCCGAGAGAGACAAACCCCCAAAATTTCCGAGGGCAAATCCAAAAGGTAGCGTTACGTAGTTTCCCTCACCGTCACAGTCCAGAAGCAAATGCGACCGTGGCTATGACGAGAAAGAGTTACTACATAATACTGGTGTGAAACAGCATCACGATGACCATACGTCGACTCCAACTCATAGAGATGGAGTTTTCGTACAATCATGTTAAGCTGCTCATACAGGACCGATCGTGTTTGACGGCTAAGACCCTCACGGGTACAGAGCTGCGTTACTAACGACCGAAGGTTAACAAAATTCCAGTAGGCATTTACGCCTGGCTGGGACCTAAATTGCTTCCGCTTCGAATAACCGAGATACTCAGCATCGACGAGATCCCACTCTTCACGAGTGAGATTCCAACCATACTGAGCATAACGGAGTTCGATGGAAACAACTTCAGCGTGAGTCGCGTTTTTAGGGCGAAGCACGTTAAGCACCGAAAAGTCGTTAGAAACAGACATGATAGTCCTCCAATTGGAGTCCGCCAAAGGAATTTT